ATCATAAATGGCAAATTCATTTGGAATCTTTTCAGCGATTGATGCAGTAGCAAACACAGTCTTCAGCGAAGAAATAGTTGATAGACTCTTTCCTGGCTTGAAAAGCATGCTCTGATTGATAGAAGAAAAGTTCTTTAGAACTTCAATAGTTTCAGCACTCAATTTCATATTATCACCTCATCAATAAACAAATCAATTATATAATGTATCCAACATAATGTCAACTCTTTTGGGTAGTTCTTCCAGATCAGCGTTGTTATCGAACACATAATCAACGTCTGTTCCTACCCATGCCCACTCGCTGAAGTGTACGTTGTTGACTACCCACTCAGCACTAGTACCTGCACGATTATGATCCTCAGCCATCCTATACCACCAAGGAAGTTCTCCGCGAGTTACACGCACACACTTACCACCATACTTTTGAATGGCTTTGATCTCATTAGGAAAACGAACATCTGCGATGACGTAGTGATCTAGAGGATTCCAGTCCATCCTACGAAATACTGTGTGAACCCAGATATCTGGATGGAACACATCGCGTCCTGCTTCAGTTCCCATCAACTGAAGTGCCCAACGTGGCGTCACTTCTTTACCAAGTGCATTCGACCACCACTCATCTTTAGTTTCGCGCCATTCTCTGGATTCAGGTGTATCGCCTTCTAGCCAATCACGGTGCCAACCAAAGACAGCTGCTACAGAATCCTTGACGCTGTTTGCAAAACTTTCTTTGATGAAACCGTGACGCTTTACTAGAATATCAGCAACAGTACCCTTACCACTACCAATAAAACCAACAAGTCCTATAATCACAAAGTCCCCACATAATTAGCAACAGCTGCCATATCTCCAGTAAAGGCATAAGTACCAACATGGTGTGTCTTCATCCATGGGCATAGGAAGATCTGTCCACCCATGTTACGCCACCACTGGCAGAACATATAGTCTTCAGATAGATAGCGATCAGATCCTTTACCACCATTCTCTACGCTATCAATCACGGTGTCGAAATAAGCATGAATGTAACGAGTGCCGTCGAAGTTGGCTTGACCAACATGGTCTGGCTTGTAGCGCAGCTGTGGGTATTGCTTCTCAAACTTCTCAAAGACTTCACGCTTGACCATCATGAATCCAGTACCAATCTCAAGAACTTCAATTGGCTCAGAGACGCTGAATCTTGTGGTTCCTGGTGCTGGGTTGAATACATAGTCGCCAATAACCTTCTCCAATTCCTGTGGTGGAACGTTAGGATTTTTCTTAACAGCTTCAATAATGTTGCCCCACTTAATTGACTTCTTAGGATATGGTGCACCAATCACTTCCTTATCCATCGCCAACAGAGCAATCACATCACGAGGATCAAAGTGAATGTCTGCATCAAGGAAAAGAAGATGAGTATACCCAGAGCGTAGGAATTCATCTACTAGGTAGTTTCTGGCTCTTGTGATAAGAGACTCATTAAAGATAAATGAGTATTTGGTTTCAATACCATACTGAGAGCAAAGTGACTGTAGATCTAGGCATGACTTAGCGTACATACCCAAACATTGTCCACCATACATCGGTGTGGCAACAAATAGTTTTCTTTTGCGTAATTCTTCTACTGAGATTTCAAGTTTCATGCTTATTCACTCCAATTAAAGTGTTCGTTGATATAGTCAATAATCTTTTGTTGATCTGCAAAATTATTATTCTGCATAGTATCTATATAGTCCATTAGCGCGAGGTTCCCGCAGATGTTACTCACCTTTGTCTCTCGTCCGCGCTTGAACTTCTCGTCTTGATTGTCTTTGCGATCAATGTGACGCTGCTCTACGATACCGTGCTCTGCTTGCAACACAATCACGCGAAAATCTTTTTCACTGAATAGATCTGAGAGCAGATTCATCGTCTTAGAATTAAACAGACGATCACCCTCAAAGATCACGTTCACCTTTTCTTTTCTTTCAGCCAAGCCTTGGAAGAACTTTTCAGCATCTGGTTGGACTGCCATACTCAGACGGTCTGTACCCTGAAACTGATTCCCGTCGTCTTCATACTTTCCAAGTACAACACAATTCAATTGCTTACTGTACATTGTATCAAGTAGTTTCTCTGGCTTGAGGAACTTCCAATCATCTGCACGTGCAATCAACTTCTTCATCAAAGTGGTCTTACCAGTTGCAGGTACACCACCCATTGCAATAATCTTAGGCATAATCAAATATTCCTTCGTGCTGTTGTACGTCGAACATCCATTCCATTCTCTCTAGTTTACCTGTTTTGATATAAAAATCAAACTTATTTTTGTCTATTTTGTTTCGACCAGTCAACTCAGGAATCAGAGTTTCATCTCTTGCTTGCCACAATACATTCCACTCAATACCATGCCAGCCATCTTTTTCTGCTTGTACGATTTCTTCAGCCTGACGATCAAGATAGTATCCAAGATAACGACCGTGATGTGCGCGAAAGATTTTCTTAAACGAACACAAGCAAGTTTCCATCGTGTATGCATCAACCTCATGAGCAAGACTTGGGAATCTTTGTCTCATCTCAATCAGGGTATCTTTAGCAGCGCCTTCAAGATATTCATATTCATTTCGAGTAAGTTGTCTATCGTAGTTATCATCCATCCCGAGTGCAAGAAGGAACCCATTACGATGTGAGCGAGACCCAGAATAATCGTTGAACATAAGACCAGTAGGAGTTGCACGTATCCCAGCAGTGTGATGAAGATGTTGTAGATAAAACCAAGTGGAATAACGACCAAACTTATGAAGATTAGTTTTGATAGCATTCCAAAGGTTATCAAAGGTTTCTTCTTCGTTGTCTCCATAATATCCCTCCAGAACCTCTTTCTGCGATTTGTTGCCAATAAATTTTTGATAGGAGGCAAACATTTCGGGCAGATGACCTTTGTTCCACTTTGTGTCTACCTGATAGCGAAGTCTCTTGTAGTTAGCAGTGTTCCATTGAGTGATACGATCTACGGTCGCCAGTTCGTAATCTGGAAACTCATTTTTCAGAACCCATGCAGTCGGCAGCTGATATGTATTGCCATACAACCAGCAAATCCAAATTCTTTCTTCTATGTTATGTTCGTATCTTTCGTTGAGATACTGAGTCATCCATACCGCTGGATCGCAGTCTTTGTGTTGCAAAGACCACGCATACCAGCGGATGAATAATTCATGCCTATTTTTATTTGTTGAATGCTGGGAGTACATCAACTGTTATTGGTAGATTTTGATGCTTGATTACATTGAGAAGTTTATCAATCCACTTCTCATCTTCCTCAATTGCTAACTCATTTTTGCTTTTCGCATAGAATACAATCACACCCATATTCTTATTGAGGTTATACATTCTGTGTTGAACGTACCCAAGAGCCACACAGTGTTCAGCCTTAGCAATAGATGCATGAATTGCTGCAATACCGTTTATCTCATATTTCTTCATCTTGTAATTTTTTAAAAAGTTATCATCATAGGCAATCAAATTATCTTGATATTTCAAAGCGTTTTGTGCAGTTACATAATCATTTAAGATAGAACGAAAAATACCATTCAACTTCTTCTTGTCTTCAGTGATGATAGAAAATCGTTGATAAACTAACTCGCGAGCAATCTCAACCTGAAGTGGGTCAGAAAGATCAAAATTCTCATCTACTAAGAAATTGTTGATGATTCTTTTGATGTCAGAATCTGAATTGGACTTGCGGACAACAAAACTTTCTTTGTTTTCCAATAGACCAAACAAATTATAATTTGCTAAACGAGTCTTCTCATCAGCACCAAATTCAGTTTCATTTATATAAACAACAGGAATCTCTTTTAGGCGAGTCTTGTAAACTGCCTCAAGTCGATTGTTGCCATCAAGAATCATATAAGTGATTTTATTTTTCACACGGCGAACAACGACGACAACTGGATCCTTCATCAAAGTTTCCCAGGCTTCCTTGGGATTTTGCTCTAGTCGACCCTTGATCTTACGAACATGAGAAGTATCCAATTGCTCAGAACGAACTTGGTTTCGGTCATACTTATATACAACATCAAGTCTATCGACTACCACCTTATATCGTCCAGACTTTATGCCATTGTGAACAGTTATCACAATATCCTTATCATGAGAGAATCGATCAGTTGGTATAACTGCTGCTTGATTATTACCCTCAATCCAAGATACGATCAATTGCTTTTGCGATTCAGTTGGAAGAGATTCATCAACGCAATGCGCATTGTTTGACTTATTATAGAACATATTACTGTTCCATGACATACCGTAACTGAGAGCAAACCACTCAAGCGTTTGCGCAAGGTCATCTTCGTGCAGACCACCTTCAAACAACAAATACTTTTCGAGTTTACCCTTATGAAAGTCTTCCCAGAATTCTGGATTATAAATTGAAGAAATGTAATCTAATTTATCAGTTTTGGGAGATTTGTAACCAATGTTCATCTTCCCATTTTCAATATTTCGAAAACCATAAACGTAACAAACTTTACTTGTAAGCATCGTAAACCTCCAGCGGCAATTCATTATGCCATAAATTTCAAATCAATCACTATCATCGAGATAGTATAATAATTATACCTAAGTTTCAACTGAAAAGCAAATGTTTTTCAATAGATTTCAATACAGCCACCTTTCCCTTTCCTATACACTGCTTTATGTATTACAGGATCATTTATATCGTACAGACCGTTATTGAAATTGTTACCATTGATTTTGAAAATGCTAAGTGAGCACCCACTTTTTTGTTTCCCTAGAAATTTGAAACCCATAGATTCATAGAAAGCAACTGCGTCAGGTTCAGATGAAACGCGAAAGTAACTGGTCCCGTGTCCTTGCGCTCTGTTCAAAGAATCTTGAGTCAATATTCTAGCAACTCCCTTGCGTCTATGTTTGGCAAAAGTATGCAGCAACTGTAGATTGAAAATATATGGGGTTCGTTTTGATCGCGTTGTAATGATCGCACCCATCAAGTCATCTTCCCAACAACCAATACAATGCTCCCAATTCTGCTGCATATCAGCCTTGGCTACAAATGTCTTGGCGAAATTATCTTCCTTATCAGAAGATATTGCATTTGTAAATTGGTCTCTTGTACAGTTACTCAATCTCAATTAACGATCTCACCTTTTTACCGCGACTCTCTGGATGTTTAGTTTTAGCCCAACCTATGAACTGCGCGAGATCCCACTGCATTGGTGGGAACTTATATCCTTTGTCCAGAATCAACTCATTAACAGTTGGTCCACTATTCAATGCAGAGTATAAGAAATCCTCAACAAAACGAAAACATGATTCCAGTTCAATCCTATTCAATGTACCGCGAAACAAACGGAACTCAATTGTATCTATATGCTTTAATGCATACATGTTTATTGCATATCTAAATGGTCTACCAATAGATTCACCGTCTTTACCTGCTGCGTGCATCTTAATGAAACTATCAAAGTCAGTAGCCTTATTGATGATGTTATCACTCATGTAGTCAGGCATTGTTCTACCGCCATCGAACTTCAAGTACATCTTTGCGCCCTTGGCATCTTTCATTTGTTCTGTTTGATAGAACCCATAGACATAATCAACAGCTGCGTGTTGATTTTCTTTTATGTATTCGGTTAGCCTTTTGAGCGCATCAATATCATTACGAAGTCCAGGAACACGACAATGAATATGAGAGTGAGTAGTACAACTGATTGTTGGCGGATAACCCATGTCTTCAAATATTTTTCTCAGTTCAAAATATCTATCAACTTGTTCTTGCCAAGTTCTGGTCGGCATTGTATTGATTTCACCGCCGAATGGTGGATCCTCACCTAGTGGATCAGCGCAAACATTTTCGTATGGTTCTCTGAGATTAATGATGTCACGCTCAGAGTATTCCCATGTACCTAAATGTTTTGGTATTATGAATGAACGTGGGATGTCCCCCCATTCTATCTCCATACCATATGTGAAGTCAGTGGATTTGTAGATCATAATGATTTGTTGGAATGTACCTGTAAGAGAAATCTTCAGCGGTCAATACAACACGCTGATTCATGTCAAGCATCTTGGCTTCGTACTTACCATTAGAAGCACGAGTCATAATGTCTTTGGTAGAAGTTATTATATACCCATTCTTGAGTTTTGTCAAATAGATTGGACGCTTACCATTGCGATAAGCAATCATCATTCTCTCATGATGTAGTTCAATGGCAGCAATTGAAGCATTTTCCCACAGCTGTAGTGGTTCGTTTTCTATTGTGTGTAGCAGTAACTCAGAGTCATTCTTTGTTGTAGTCTTGATGTTGTATAGACTTTCCCAGTTCTCATACAACTCTTGAGAGATGACACCGTTGTGAACAATAGATGCACGCTTGTTATACAACGGCTGATTGTACTCAAGATCGCTAGTGCTGTATCTGCAATGACCAATGAGATATAGATTCCCATCGCTATTGATACAGTTATTCAGATCAAACGACTCAAGAAAATTCGCCGCAGGTTTTGCCGCGATTACGGTGTTTATTTCTCGCTTCAACCAAGAAATACCAGTAGCATGAAGTCCACGAATGCTAGACTCAAGAAAGACTCTTTCAAGCAGAGCAAAGTCGCTTTCAGTCGGATCACGAAGCAGTGCGCCTATGACTGCACACATTAGAAAAATCCTTCCAATGTAGATGCAGATTCATTTTTTGGATGATACTTTTCTCTCAGCTCTGCTCCGCCGCCATTCTCAAGATATTCAAACCACTCCTCTGAATCCCACATTCCTTCACTCACACCATTCCAAAGTGGCTTCCAAAGTTTATGTTCCTTATTCAGTCGGCGAGACTCAACAAATTGAAAACGAAGATTCTCATATTCATATGAGCCGAGTTCCAACATCTTTTCACGGAGATAGCAAAACAAGACTGATACGC